CCGCCAATAACAATAGCTTTTTCAACTGCATTATCAATTTGGCGTATATTTTCTTTTAATGTTCTATCTGAAGAATAATAGGCTGTTACATTGTTTGTTGCCCTAATTTCACCGGCTGTGCCTGATGCAGCAGTACCTACGCCTAAACTGTTTACCTGATAATTATTTCCTGTTGTTAATGCGTTTGCTGTGCCAGCCGTTAAGCTTGATGCCGTGCCAGTTAAACTTGTACCTGCCCCGCTAAATACAGTTGCAAACAATGTGCCAGTTGATGGATTAAACGTAAACCTAGTTGATGATGTTTTTTGTGGCAAATTACCTGTGGTTGTTGTAACCCAAGTTGGATACATTGTTGCATTAGTAGTTGTATCGTCAGTTATGCCAGTATTAACCGCATTAGTTGCCGTACCAACCGTTATGCTTGATGGCGCAATCCATGTGTTTGCAGCACCAGAACCATTTGATTGCAACAAATTGCCAGAACTACCAAATTGGCCATTAAATGCTACTGCATTACTTGTGTTAATTGTAATTGCATCAGTAGCTTGGGAATTAGTTACTAAATGGATGCTGTTTGCACCAATTGTTCCTAAAACAATGTCCGTGCTTGCAGTAACAAAAAAGCCATAACCAGCAGTATTAATTGCACCTGTACCTGTGTAGCCGGATGAATTGATACCAAAAGCAGCATAATTTGTTGTTGCTGTTCCAGCATTGTTATAAGCAATAAATTCAGCAGAAGCAGCGGTTCCTGCATTACTGTTTTGTATTACTTGCTGCAAATAACTATTTGTACTTGTTACGCTGTGGGCAATAATTCCTGTATCTGTTAAACCTAAAGTGCCACCAACAGCCAAATTACTTGTATTGGATGATGTAATACTTGCAGTTAATGCCAAACTTGTGCCGGTTGCAGCACCTAGTGTTGGTGTTACAAATACGGGGCTAGTTGCTAATGCAATGCCGCCTGAACCTGTAACGTTTTGGCCTAAAGCAGTTTGTACGCCGGTGCCAAAAGCCGTAATACCTGTACCACCGTTTGCAATGTTTAATGTTCCAGCTAATGTTACGGCACCAGTTGTAGCAGTTGCCGGCGTTAAACCAGTTGTGCCGCCACTAAATGATGAAACATTAGCTGCTATTGTTGCCCATGAAGCAGTTGTACCATTACTTGTTAAAACCTGGCCATTTGTACCAATTCCCAAACGTGTCGCACTATTTGCGCCATTACCAAGAATTAAATCACCAGCAGTAGTAATTGGGCTAAGTGCATTAAATGCAGCAGAAGCAGTTGTTTGGCCTGTGCCGCCATTAACAATTGGAAGCGTTCCTGTAACGCCAGTTGTAAGCGGCAAACCCGTTACATTAGTCATTATGCCACTTGCCGGCGTACCCAATGCCGGTGTTACCAACGTTGGACTAGTAGCAAATACTAATGCGCCTGAACCAGTTTCATCACCAACAGCAGCCGCTAAATTAGCAGAAGTTGGCGTTTGTAAAAATGTAGCTACACCAGTACCCAATCCAGTTACGCTACCAATTGCCGGCGTAATAGTTGTATTAGTTACTGAAGTAATTTGGCCTTGGGCATTAACAGCAAATACTGGTGTTGCAGTTGCCGAACCATAAGTATTAGCAGCAACGCCTGTATTTGTAATGCTAAATACTGATCCAGTTAACGTTAATCCAGTACCAGCAGAATATGTAGCTGAAGTAGTAAATTGTGACCAATTCAGCGCAGTAACACCTAATGTACCGCCTGGTGTTGCCGTACAAAACCATGCACCACCAGCTTGTGTACCATATTCAATAAAGCTAATTGCAGATACAAATTCATCCCAAACATTTGCATCTAATGAACGTGTCCAAGCACCAGCATTGGCTAAATAAATACCATTAAATGCTGCATTTGCTTGATTTTTAACTAATACACGATCACCAGCTAATGTTGTATAGCCATCAATTGACTGCAAACCAGATAACGTAATAGCCGTTAATGTTGCAACTGCACATGGCTGTTTCCAACTAATGCCGGCTACATAAGATTGCAACGCCAACAAGTTAACAATGTCATTTGCGCCGGTTGGCTGCGTTGAAATTGTGCCGGTTGTTGTTGAAAAAGTAGTAAATGCGCCAGTTGATGGTGTTGTTGCACCAATAGTGGTTGAATCAATAATGCTATTGGTAATGTCTAAATCTTGCTGTTCCGGCGAAATGCTTGCAGTAAATGGCAAACCCTGGCCAATAAACGTTACAAAATTGCCTTGCAAGTCAAAATATGCCTGAACCGGCAATAAATTCTGTACCGCAGAATTGGATGGATTTGTCATAAAACTTCCTATTTATTGGGCATCTACTGGCGTTACATATAACGTTGAAGAACCGCTAGGTGTAATGGCTGAAACGTAATAAGGAACATTTGGTACCGCTATGATTACAGCAGTATTTTCATTAATTGTGTAATCGCCTGGCGTTCCTACGGCTGGATGTACAGCATCCCTAGCAATAGTAGAAAAAGTAACACAAACAGCGGATGTACCAGTATTTGAAAATTCAGCCCAATTTATTTGGTCATTGCTATTTGTGCTAATTAATATTGGTGTGGAAGCAGTAGTTGTAACCGCAATAATTGTGGTCTTACCAACGGGGCGTATTCCAATTGAAGTAGTCATGATTTTTCCTTTGTTTCAGGATAGTTAATTATAAGCTTAAAAATGAAAAAAACCACCCTTTGTGGGGGTGGCTTTCCTTACTATTTCCTAATCCTTATTAAGGAAGGAATTCTAGGGCGTAACCATAAACATAAACATCCATTGTGGCTGCCGCACCTTGTGCAGTACCAACGTTTACATATAGGTTTTGAGTTGTTAGTGATGCAGTTGAAGCAACAGTACGTTGGCTAACAACAGTTGAACTTGTTAATGCTGACAATGCTGCATTTGCAACAATAGCAGTACCACCAGCATTAGGTGCAGTAAATACACCGGCTAAAGCAGTAGTTAAACTTGTTGAAGCATTAGTAAAAATAACGTTAGAAACCGAATAAGAATTGGTGTTGTTAATCGGTAAAACGGTATCGCCGGTTGCGTTAACATTTACGCTTTGATAAGAAGCCAATAAACGAATAGCCTGGTTGCTGGCTAGGTTTGATGGATGATTTGATACGGTAGTTGATGGACCTGGATTCGGCATGATTATTCCTTAAATTATTGGTTAAAAATGGGCGGCGTTAACCGCCCTATTTTATTACGATGCGATACGGCAAGCCAGTTCAGGATACAGCGGAGCCCAGCCATACAGAACATCAATACGAGTTGGGATCGAATCATTGTTAATCGTGTATTGACGAACTACACGTAATGACAAGCCCAATTCTTTATCGCTTGCACGGCCAGCAAAGTGAACGCCTTCTGGTAATTCCAAATCAGCACAAGCCATTGTGAACGCATTTTTGTGCATCAGAATGTTTTGTGGTGAACTTACGCCGGTGTTGTTAAATGGCGTAACAGTTTGTGAACCAGTTGAAGTAACGCTTACGTTTTGGAATTGGCCACCGGTAATAACGGCTGGAACAACAGTAACAGTAGCAGTACCGCCAGAAGCGATTGCAGTTGTAGATTGAACTACAAAGTTACGTAATTTGCCGTAAGACTGACGATTTTGTGGGTTAACTGCATAAACGCCAGCGATGGTAAATGTATCGCCTTGATTTAATGTAGCAGCAGCAGTTGCAGCACCGATGGTGATGTTGCTTGAATATGCCCAGCCGCTTGACAAAAAGCCAGTAGCGGTAGAAACGTTACAAGACAATACTGAAGTTGCATAAGAACCAAATTGTTGTGACACAACGTTCTGATCCATGTACCAGTTCATGCCACCAGAATCACGCCCCATCAAACCTTTAGTGTACTGCTTGCTAATTGTTTCGGTTGGGTTGAACAAGCCTTTTAAGTTGTCAACGATGGTTGCAGAAGTAAATGGCTCAACGATTACTGAACGGCGGCCATCACGGGGTGCGCCTTCAGAATCAAGGTAAGCAGCAGCGGTTAGATATGTGATCAAACCAGTTGGTGCAGTACCAGCGGTGCCAACGATGTTAGCGGTGTTGTTTTTAGCAGTTACCAGGCCATCACGATCCATCTTATTGGCTATGGCGGCAATTCCTGGCTTGAGGACCCGATCCGAAAACATATCAAGGCTTAGTGCCAAGTCTTGTGTAGTGAATTGTGTGTCAACGTGGAATTGGGTTGTTAAAGTTACTGGTACTGAAGTTTCATTGAAATCTTCAACAACTAGTGCTGGACCAGTTGTACCGATAAATCTACCTGGGCGGCGAACGTTAACAGTTGAACCAATTTTTGCGCCAACAACGGCAAATTGGTCATCATAGTTACGGTCAACTTGGCCGGTAAAAGTTAATTCATTTTCCAAGACCATCAAAGCTTCGTTTGTGATCTTGCTAATGGTTAGTAAATTATTACTCATGATTAATCCTTAAAAAATTAAATTAGGTTTAACCTCAACGTATCTTTCCAGCAAGCCGGCCAGCTTTCCATTGTTGAAATGATAGTTTTTCACCGTCAATTGCAACATCAGCTATGCCACCGGTTGATCTTAATGGTCTGATCGGTTCAGGTGCATTAGATTTAGCCGCAACAGATTTCTTTTCCGCTTTTGCCGGTGCTTCAGTCTTTTCAAACTTTGCTTCCAGCTTCCCAATCAGTTTTAAAGCACTTGGTATTGACATGGCCGTTAGCTTTGCAGCTAAATCGTCATCACTTGCCAGTTCATATAGGATTCTTGGTCCTACATCACTTTCAATAATTGCGTCACGTACAGCGTCACTTACCGCAACGGTACTTGATGCCACCATATCTTCGTAATCAGGTAATTCGGCTTTGGTTACTTCAAGCTTTTGTTGCCAGGTTTGAATAACCTTTTGTTTCTGCGTTTCAGCTTCCCTTGCCCTTACTTCCTGTTCACGCCTTGCCAATGCTTGTTCTGCTGACCAATCTGCCAATGCTTCTGCATATTCAAACGCATCTTTAAATTCGTCAGGTGTCGGCTTTTGATTGCCTTCTGGTGCCCTTTGTTGGGGTGCCGGATTACTTTCAAATGCCGCTAAACGCTTTTCTAATTCTTCTGCCCTAGCTTCCGCTTCTTTACGGGCTTTGGTCAATTCAGAAAAACGCTTTTCCAACTTTGGGTTTTGCTTCTTGCCCTCTGTTTCGGTCGCATCATCTTCCGCTAACTTCGGTTCACTCTGTCCGGTTTCTGCCGCTGGCTCTGAACTGGATTCATCATCAACAGTTTCAGCCACAGTTGGGCTTGGTTCGGAAGCTAAACCTAATTTATTAGCATTGAATTCAGCTAAATTTTCACTTGTTACAACATTTTTAGCCTGTCTAGGCTGTTCTACCACTTCTGCTACTTGTGCTTCTGACATGGTTTTTATCCCAAGAATAAACCCAATGTTGCCGCATTGGTACGGTTGTTAAGCAATCTTAATACTATATTCTTCCTTTTGCAACTTACTGCATTGGCATCCCTTCTTGCGGCATTTGTTCTTGCTGCATTTGTTGCTGCTGTTGCTGTTGCATTTGTTGAATTTGCTGCGGTGTCGGCGGCATCATTACCTGCATATTATCTTCAATAGCTTGTGCCGCACGATCCATGTAAACGCCTTGATCCTGGTTACGTGCCCTAATTTCAGCTTCTAATCGTGCCGTATCCAAGTGGCCAAGAATTAACTTCATCAGCGAATCAATTTCAGTCTTGTTCTGGCTAGTAATCGAACGGGTGTTTTGATCATGCAATTTAACTTCTGCTGCCAATACAGCACGGCGATCTTCACCAACTTGGCGTACCTGTTCAACATCTTGACGATTCTTGATCATCATTTGTAGCTGCTGGATTTGCTGCGCCATTTGCTGCATTTGTTGCTGGCTGTTAGCCAACTGCATTTGTACCTGCGGCGGTATATCTGATTTTTCATCAATCTGCGCCAATGGATTAACTGATGCCAAACGATCTGCAATAACTTCTGCGCCTGGGAAGTCCATGTTACGGAATATCAAATCACCGGCTTGTTGCATTAAGCCAGGATCAGCAGCCAACAATGTCATCATTGAATCAGCAGCTTCTTGGCGTTTGGTGTTGTAGCCTGGTCCTGTATCCATAACAATGTCGTATTCGCCCACCGTTACGTCATTCAGCAATATTTCTACGCCGTTTTGATCCTTTTGGCCAGTTCTTTGGTTAATAGTAACTAAATCAGGTTTGCCATCATCACCAACAATACGCATTACTCTTTCAGCACTATATATTTTAGGTATTAAATCTAATATCTGGCGGCCACAAAACGCAATTGAACGTGTCAAATTGTCGTAATAGTGGAAGTTGGTCATATCCACTTGACCTTGCTGCCCTTGCAACGCCTTACCGCTTATGTTGCCTTGTGGTAGCTGGCTAGGATCAAATATGCCTACAACAGCCTGTAAATCAGCAGTAATTGATTGTGCTGCTGCCATGATTGCAGCCGGTGGTTGTTCCGGTTGTTGACGAATTGGTGGTGGTGCCGGCTGACCATTAATATCTGTTTGCTTGTAACGCAAATAAGCATAGGAAGTATTGTTTGCACTTGCCCATTCTTGTTCGTGACCTTCATCCTGACCTTCAGCC